CTTGCCTTTGTCACTGCTGATGTTGTAGCTGCCGCCCGAACCGGAAGCCGTATAACCGCCGGAAGAACTGCTGCTGCCGCGATTCGACGAGCTCGAAGAAGAACTGCTCGCGTTGTTCTTCTTTGTGTTTGCCGCAATGGTGTTCTTAATGCCTGTTCCAAGCGCCTTTCCGATTGCGCCCCACGCACTTTTCGCCATATACTTCTCTCCTTTTCGTAAAATAAAAGCAGGTGTTTCCACCTGCTTTTTGTGTTTAGTTGTGTTTTACAACGTTTTCGTAGTATGCCGCCAGTTTGTCTTCCACGGCATCCTTGTCGCACAGCCAAAACGACTTTGCCATATCCGCGTAAAATTCATCATTGCCTACGCCGTGGCGCTCTGCAACCTCGCTGAGGTCGCTGTACACCGCGTTCATCGCAACCCAGAATTTCACCGGATTGTAGTTTATTCCGCGCCGCTGCATCAATTCCGTGGTCTGATCCAGTGTCCAGTGCGCGCCGGTCGAGCCGTCGGCGTTCTTCATGCCGCGCACCCAGCGTTCCGCCATTTCGCGGTTGAGCTTTGCGCCGCTGCCGCGTGCATAGCCGAGCTGTTTGTCGCTGCCGCGCGTCTTGTCCCCTACATACGAAGTATCCCCCATACGCATAGGTTCATCACGAAACCCAATCGGGCGCATACCCTCGTCATGGTATGTCGGCATATCGTCATACTCGGGATATTCCGCGCTGCTGTGCGGGGCAAATCTGCCGTTGGAATAGCGCGTATAACCGCGCATCTCCGGTTCTCTGCCGCCGTGGAACCGTTCGTCGTAGTAGCTCTGCGGCTCATCATAACCGTAAGGCTCGATATAACGGTTACGCGGCATTTCATAACGCACGCCGTAATGCTCACGGTTTTCCGGATACGCCTTGCGGTTTCTCCATTCATCCGGCGTAAAGTCGCTTCTGCGGTTTCGCTGCATCAGCAGCATCATAGTACCTCTTTTCATGCCGTCACCCCCTTACGTTGTCGGTGCAGTCCCGTTGATGGACCGCAGCGCGTTAGAGTGAGAGCAGCAGGAATTACCGAGCATGCGGAAACTGCCGCCGTTTGCCGAAGTGACCACCCGGCACAGGTACTTGTGACGGGTATCCAGATTAAACACTGTCGCCTGAGCGCCGTTGCATTTCAGCAGCGGATACGTTACCGTTCCGTCCCCGATGGTGATTACCACCGGCGCGCCGATGATCGTTGTTGACGGAATGTTCTGCGCGATTACGATTCCGTAAACGCAGCCGTTCTGGTAGTCCCCCGCCGGAATGTTCACCGTCAGTACACCGCTTGTGTAAGTGACCGCCTGTGAGATACGCAGGTTCGGACACAGTTTTTGTACAGGCTTGCAAGCCATAATCAAAACCTCCTATCAAAGCCGGGGGAATGTCCCCCGGCTGAACGTATCTCTCACATGCCGCAGCAGGTGTTGCAGCCGCAGCCGGAAAACTGGTAAGGTGCCGGAACCGGGAACGCCGGTACCGGAGCCGGACGCAGAGCGTTTACAAGGTAGTTGTTCTGCGCCTCCTGAGAAGCCGTGAACTTCAAGGTCTGGTTCTCGTTCTGGAGTGCCGCGATCTTCTCTGCCTGACGGGTGTTCTCCATTGCATCCAGTCGTGCAATGATACGGTCGGTGTCGTTGTGGGTAGACTGGATAATGTCGCGTGCGTTGGTTGCCGCGTTGTAATTGGTGTCGCAGAAACCGCGCTCTACCTGTCTCTGGGTATCGCAGCAGCAGCTTGCCATCTGCGTACCGAGTGCGGTCAGGCCCGCAGTCACGCCGTTAAAGCCGTTGTTCATGTTGGTGTTTACGCCGTTGATAAGCTGGGCATTCTGATAGCCGAGCTGGCAAACCGAATTGTCCACGCCGTGGAAGCCGTTAGAAACCGCGCTGCCGAGCGTGTTGAAGCCGGTCAGCATACCGTTGTTCATGCTGTAAAAGCCGTTGCACAATCCGTCCTGAATGCCGAGAACGGAACGGGAAAGGTTGTTGAAATTGAACTCACTGCACAGATCGGAGCGAGTAACCGCGCCCTGATACCCTGCGCCGTTCGCACCGTTGCCGCCGTTGTTGCCCCAGCCCCAGCCGTTGCCGCCGAAAATCAGTGCGATAATCAGAAATGCGAAAATCCAAGAACCGTCGCCGCCCCACATGCCGGAGCCGTTGTTAGTGTTGCCACTATCGGAACCGAGAGCATAGCCGGTTGCGAAATCGTTATCCATGAATAAATCTCCTTTTCAGTATATATTTGAACGGAACCGCGCGTATTCCGAACATGACAAATTCACGTCGGATTTTTATTCAAGATTCCGAAACTGAAAAGGAACTATAAAAAATCGCTTGAATTTTTACAGTTGCGTATTTACTTGATGTTCATGCCGAACTGCTGTGCAAACTGATCGAGGTCGATTCCTCGTTCCTTTGCAATGTTCATTGCCATCTGCCGCAGCGCGTCCGGGCTTTTGCCCTGCATGGATTTCATTAGGGTGCTCACCATAGGATTATTGCCGGTCATTTGGTTCAGCATCATCATAGGATTTCCGCCGTTCCTCATAAGCTGCAACACCTGCATCATCGGATTATTTACCATCGTTTGCACCTCCCAGTTGTTCACATAACTTGTTAAACCGTCGGATAAGCTCGTTGAATTCCGTTCTCGGAACATAATCTGACAAATCTATTTCCGCAGGTTTATTCGTTTCCGGCTCCTGTGCTCTGCGATACATCACAAAGTCGGCACAGCCGGTTTGCAAATTAAGCTGTTTGGTGTAAATCGCGCCGTGTGCCGTGTCCGGCATGATAGTAAGCGCACCGGAAAAGTCCGTCTGTACCGCGCGTGCTTCCTCCACGCTTGCCACAGGTCGAACAATATGCTGTGGAGATTGCACCTGCTGTTGCATTGGTGTCTGCATTGGCTGTTGCGGGTACTGCTGTTGATACTGCGGCGTGTAGCCAGTGTAACCATAAGGATATGCCATTAACCCAGCACCTCCGTAACGTGTTCGCTGATGGATTTGCTTACCGCCTCTTTGTAGGATATATATTCCTCTAAGCAATCTGTGTTGCCTGCGTTGCGGTAAACTGCTACAATGCGACGAGCGCACTCAGGGTCATACCCCATGCGTTCAAGTCTCTGTTCGTAACTCATGCGATCACTTCCTTATACTTTCAGTATAAGGTCTGCCGGGCGTGAAAACCTGTCACAAATCTGTCAACTTGCTGTCACAGCACGCGCAGCATTTTGCATTTGATGCTGTTCAACCGACGATGCACCGTGCTTTCGCTCATGTGCAGCGTCATGCAAATCTGAGTAATAGAACGCGCCGATGTTCGCAGGTCAAACACGGCGCGCTCTTCTGGTGTAAAATTGCACTCACGCCGGAAGTATTCCACCTCCGGCCTTGTAAATTCCGTTAATTTCATGCGGTATCCCCTCGTTATGGTGTCACCGCATATCTTTCCCCTTGTATAAAAAAAATCGGGTGCGACACACTTTCGCGCTTCGCACCCTATAAAAACACACCGTCCCACGTCCTCTACGTCTATACCCTATGTAGGTTCATAAGGCTTCGGGAAGCGCAGGAACAATGCGTTTTTTCAATCCTGATAGTATTATACCATCTTTTATGTCCGTCCGCAACTTAGCCGTACAGGTGTGCTCTGTCGTTGATAACCAGCAGGCGCAGCAGATCGGTCGTCAGAGCGAGCTTGCCCTTATCGTCGCCATGCAGAAAGCCCTTGTTCACGAGCTTCTGTACGGTGTCTTTCGCCCACGCCGGGCATTCGGCAACGCTGTTGTATACTTTCTTTGCACTTTCCGCTTTGCTGATCTCCTGCTTTGCGATTGCGCGGGTCTGTGCTTCCGTCATGTCTTCAACCTCTTTCTCTGTCAGCATGGTTTTGAACTTCTCCCACAACCGAGGATCACGAATCCACGGTTCGGGACAATTTTTCCTCGTCACATCATAGTGACGGCACACGCGCGACACCGGAATATGGTACTTTGCCATCAACTCACGGGTCAGCTTTGCGGCGTTCTTCATCGTCGCTTCGGGGATGACGTATACACCGTTTCGGATGATACTGCACATCTCAATGCCGATGGAATTAGCGTTCCGACAGTCGTTGTAATAGCTGCCGCCGCGCTCTCTGCCGCAATGCCATGCCGTGTCGCTGTCCTTTACGCTCTGCACGATTCTTGCCGTGTCCACGAAATAGTGTGCGCTTGCGTTCAAACCGCCCTCACGCGCGAAATAATCCGCGTTATTCTGCGCCGTATCGCCGTTGTTCGCGGTAAAGTGCAGGCAAATCCAGTTGATTGGGAAGTCTCTGCCCTTGCGGTAGTTGCGTTCGTTGCACTGTTTGAATGGAATACTCATTTACTTTACTCACCCTTCTTCTTCGGTGCGGTGTAGGTCAGCGCCGTTTTGGAATCCGTAATGCCCGCCGTCGTCGGGTCAATGAACACGCTCAGTACCGCAAGGCACATCGTGCAGAGCTGCACCGGATTTTCCAGCACCGAAACAATACCGTCCCACACAGCCGCCCAACTCGTAAACGTCTGCGGGTCAACACCGATGGCAGTGATTGCCACGGACGCAACGCCAACCCAAAACCACGGGTTCTTCATTCGTACAGGAATATTTACCTTCATACTCTTACCTCGCAATATGGTCTATAGCAATTCCTTCTAAGAACTGCTCGTAATCCTTCGTCGTCTTTTCAATAGCCGCAAGTCCTGCTTCTACCTCACCGTTACAGTGACCGCGCTTTAATGCCATTGCTACGCCAACGGTAAGCTGACAGTTTGCGTTAAGCATTGCAAGCTGCAAGCGTCCCTCTTTGGCTCGTTGTTCCGCCCTCCGGTTTACCCGCTCCGCCTCTTCCCTTGCTCTCTTATCACGCTTGCCGGACTGCGCCGCCATAGCAGCGCAGATGATTCCGACAGCACCCGTGATAATGGTGCAGATAACCTCCGTCGGCATAATTAAATACCCACAATAGCAGAGGTGTTATATTCGTACATAGTTTGTTCCTTTCCGGGCATTCGCCCTATCAAAGTGTACATTTTTCTTTTATTTTGAGCACTTTACCGCAATTCTGAGCATTTAGTCGAAGATATCGTGCAAACGATCTTCAACCCATACCGCAACCGTGGACAGTGCCGCCCACGCAATGGTAAACTGCGGGCACACCTGCCCCATGATGTTGCCGGGCACGCCAGAGTAGTCCCATACATTCAGACCGAGCCAGACGTTGAGCACCAGACCGGCCAGCAGCTCCATCACGGTGCAGATCACAGCACCCTGTGCCATCTGCAAGATGATCGGAGGGTGCTGCTGAACCTCGTCCAGCAGTCCCACCAGTACAAAACATACGCCGCCGAGGATACCCATAGACCAGTGCGTGTAGCCGCGCCATGCGATCTCGATCAGCATGTACAGCACGCCACCGATCACCGCGAACAGCAGGTGATCAAGCACAGACTTAGGCGTAATTCCACGCAACACTCAAGACCTCCTCTGCCGTCGCGACATTACGTAGATCGACTTCCGCCGCCTGCTGGATGCTCACGCGCGGCTCAACATAGGCTGCAATCGCCAGTGCCAGCGCACACAGATCGGCATACTGCCAGACCGTACACTCATCGCCAGTCGAGTTCCAACGCAGCTCACGTTCCACGCCCGCAGACTGCGCAACCTGCTGCACCGCCAGCGCCGATGTAAGCTGTGCCTGTTTTTCCGACGTTACAGCATACTTCTTACCATCCGTCCATGCCAGCGGATTTTCGGACAGCCATGCAGCGAGGTCTGCCTTGCTGTCTGCGATACGCTGCTCACGCAGATCATCAACTGAGGTCAGCGGTGTGCCGTATTCCTCGCCGACGGCCTGCAACAGCAGTGCGTCAGCCTGTGCGGTCACACGATCCTGCAAGTCAGTGCCGTCGGCAACCTCGGTAACATATTCGTCATACACCCAGCCGGTGCGGTCGTTTTCGAGGGTTTCTTCCTGCGGATTTAGGCAAAACCTTACCCACGCGCGTCCCGGTTTATTCGGCAGGCTGTTCGCGGAGATTTTCTCCGGCTTGTTGTCGCCGTGTACCTTCATTTAGATCACTCCTTTCAGGGTTCGCACAGGAGACGCGCGGAAATGTTCGAGTCCGAATCCGACGAAGCGTTGCTCGCATTGAAGCACAACAAACCAGCAAGCGTACCGCCGCCCCAGTAGCCACCAACACGCAACACGCGCCAACCAGACGAGGAATAAACGTAGTCCGGGACGTATGTTGTTTCCGAGCCGCCGTTATATTTAGGGATAAGCAAGCCGTTTTCCGTTACTGTCAAATCTGTAATCCAGCCATTGGTAGGCATGAAACCAATATTAGTGTAGCCGGTTTCGGTATCGTCCGCGTACTTACTTGGGTCAGTACAGTAGTAAGCCCTTGTGCCATTGGCATTAAAGCCGTCTACCCACTGGTACACATTACCCCAGAGGTTTTCCAGCCATCTATATTGGACAGCGGTATTACCATCTGTACCGGGCGCACGTCCCGTGTGATAGGTCATGACGTCTGTGGTGCCAGAGCTGAGCGCGTAGGAATTATTAACAGTGAATCCTTGTCCAATCTTACTCTGACAGTTCCAGTCCGCAAACTCCACAATATACAGAAAAATAATTGCACAGTAAGTTGCAAAGTCGTACAGGTGGAATTTTGGAGTGCCCCTGCGCGAATTTGCGCGTGTCATATTGACCCATGGATTACAATTCGTTGAGCTCCTCCCATAGCTGTTCATATGGTATTTGCCAATGTATTTACCGCTGCCTGGATGTTTTGTCATTCCGGTTTTCGGTTTGTCAGACACATAAAAATACTGTTTCGTGCCGCTGCGTTTCTGTGCCACATAAAACACAGGAATAAATACCATAGTGTAGTCATTAGACCGCGAAAAACCGCTATCACCCTTCCATGCCGTCACCGCGCCAGACGCATCAAGGTTACATTCTTTCATGCCGCTCCACGGTGCATAGCTATCAAAAGGCGAACTGCCCGAACCGGTACCAACCGCCGGTTTAGGCTCGGTCGTCACGCTCTTAGTCACCAATCCGTAAGGGTCGGTTTCCGGCGTTAACCTTGTCAGTGCCGTGCTCGAATTGCTCGTATCCCACACCACGCCGAACACATTTCCATAGAAGAGTGTCAGCGACTTACTCTGACCACTGGCGGTAATGCTTACTGTGCCCTCTGCGGTCTGGTCACCCTTGGTAGCCTTGATTGCCCAAGTACCCGCCTTACCGACGGTAAACACAGCCGTACCGGTGCTCGTCTTGGTCAATACCGTACTGCCGAGCGTCGCAGTAACAGTCGAACCGCTATCTACGGTTACGGTAATCGTAGACTGGAATTTCTCAAGCGTTACTGCGAGTGCCGTATAATACGCCTTGGTTGTAACCTCGGTTGTATACGTCGTACCGGACAGCGCAGCACTCAGGGTGTAGGTGGTATTGATGCCGAGCACGCTTACCGTTGCCGTCTTACTGCTGTCAACCGTGCCGGTGTAGGTTTCGCTACCACCCTTGAGTGTCCATGCCTGATCGACAAAATCGCTTGCAAACGTCAGCGTAATGCGACTGCCGCCGGATGCTGGCGCGTCTACCTCGCCCACGGTATCTTTCGCCGTAAAACCGAGGTACTTTCCCTTTGTGCCCTTGATTTTATCCTGTTTCTTGGCAAACAGTGTACTGTGTGCATCTGCCGCAGCATCGTGCGTAGATACCTCATTTGCAGCCGTGCCGGTCGGGTCAGCACCAACCTGTGCAGCCGTCACCTTGTGCGGGTTGCTTGCGCTTGCAATATGCCCAGGCACCTCACTCAACGACTTGTTAAACGCGGTTTCCGTACCGGAATACCCCGCTTCTACCGCCGAAGTATACGCACTCTTGCCGTTCTGACCGGAAACACCTGCCGGGCCTTGCGGTCCCTCCGGTCCGGTTTCGCCCTGGGGGCCTTGCACACCTTGGATACCTTGGGGGCCTTGCTTACCCTGTTTGCCCTCTGGTCCAGTCTCACCCTGCACACCCTGTGCGCCTTGAGGGCCTTGCGGGCCGGTCGGGCCCTCCAGCTTGCCGACGGATACCCAGTCGAGCGCGATTTCCGACCAGATGTAGCACTCATGATTCGCGCTCACCTGATACATATACTCGTCGCCGTTGGGGATTGCCTTGCGAAGTGCCGCCAGTGTCGCGTAAACGTCTTGCACGAACAGACTCTTGCCGTCCTTGCCGTTTGCGCCGGTCTTGCCCTGCGGGCCCCGAGGACCTTGTGCGCCGGTGTCGCCTTTCGGGCCCTGAGGACCTGCCGGACCGATGTCGCCCTGTTCACCTCTTGGGCCTTGTGCACCAGCCACGCCCTGAATACCTTGCGGGCCTCTTGCGCCTTGTGCGCCCTGTGCGCCCTGCACACCCTGAGGGCCTTGCGGACCGCGAACGGAAACGCTCTGCGGCGCAATTGCCGTAGCCTGCACGGTAAACGACATAACGCCGTTCTCATCCACGCTCGGCACGATTACCGGGCCGAGATTGCCGGTTTCACCTTTCGGGCCACGTTCACCGGTTTCACCTTTTTCACCCTGCGGGCCGACAATACCATGAACAACCGTTACGCCGTCCACGTCCTCTACCGAGCCTTCTGCAAACTGCATCCTGCTCCTCTGCGGCAGCGCACGCCCGCCCGCATCGAGCACAACATGACCGCTCGAACCGGTCGCCTCGAAATTCACGCCGTCGGTTGACGTTTCGAGAACCTTGTCGCTGTTGAGCCGCATATAAACGATCGAGCCGTCCGGTGCCTTGACGGTAAAAACGTCCTGTCCGGTCAGCCGGTTTACTTCGTCAATAACCTCGTTGACTTTCGGAATCGCCGTCTTGCCTGTCAGTCTGTCAAATACCGCTTTGTTCTCTGCCGCCGTACCGGTCAGCGTATCCGGTGCAGAGATAACGCCGTTCGTGCTGATCGTACTGTCTGAAATCTTTTCGATTGCCATTTACTCACCTCACACTCGTTCCGATGGTATACCGCTTGATAATGCCGAAGATGCCGAACGCCTCGTTCATTGCATCATTTTTCATTATCAGCTGCAACGTCTTGTATTTCTTTACCTTGCTGTTGAACGGCAATACCTGCGGCGCATCATTGCTGTTGAACGTAAAGCGGCTGAAATCAATGTCCGTCCAGCTGAAAATATCCGCAATGCCGTCACGAATCTTTCTGCCGAAGTCACGCTCTGTCCGTGCATACACCTGAATCGAGGAACGGGTATAAGGCTTCATCATAACGCCGCTGCCTCGCTTTACCATGGTCTTGTACGTCATAAAATCGCCGTCATCGTCTGCCTTGGTGTGCCATTCTGCGGAAATTGCCGTACCGCCGGTAATTCTGCCGTCCTCACCGAGCGTGCCGCCGTCTGAATACGCCTGCATGGTGTCAATATCCGTATTCAGCTTGCAGATACGTCCGTCCGATGTGCCGAAATACAGGTTTCCCCTGCTTTCCATCATGCGTACCGCCGGGAAGTTGTTCCAGTAGTAACACTCGTAAACGTAATCGCCGTAGGACTGCGGCTTGTACGCTACGTTCTGGTTGGTATCAAGCACATAGGCATGGTTGTTCACAGACAGCACATAGTAGCCGTTCCAGACTACCGCGCAGGCGTTTTCCAGATGATCTTCCTTGGTCAGCGCCGCATCCACATAGTAGGAACGGTTTCTTGCCACCTGCAAAGCCGTGATATTGCTGCTTGTCAGCGCAAACACACCGGTTCGGCTGAGGAATACCGGTTCTTCCGGCAGATACGCAAATGCGTGCTTTGCCACTGCACCGGCACCGGCGGTCGCTCTGCGTACCGGAAACTGTACTGCGCTTGTGTTGTCGTTAATGCTGTAACCTCGGAAATAGATGGTGGTCTCGCTGCGGTCATCCGACTTGACGATTGCCTGACTGTCCGAGATTGCCGTATAGCCGACGATTGCCGCGCCGTCCGCGCCCACCTTGGTATAGGAGAGGTCGGAAAAATACAGCGGATTGTTGCTCTCGCACCGCCAGTCCTTGTCCTGCTCGTCCGGGTTGCCCGCAAGGAACACCCTGTCCTGTGACTTGCCGCCGTAGATTGCGGCAATGGTACACTTGGTGATCTTCTCCTTGTAGCCCTCCACCGACTTCACAAACGTAATGACCACGTTGTCCTTGCCGGTGATCGCCGGTTTCGGCGGTGCGCTCGTAAACTTCACCTGTCCTTTGGTCTTGTCCAGCGTGTACTTGCTGCTCTCCCACACCTTATCATCTACCTTAACCTCTGCAATGCTTTCAATGTCGGTGGTGTCCAGCTGATATGTCGTTGCCGAGCCGTCCGCGCAGAACCCGTTCTTGCGCTTGCTCGAAAGTAAATTGACATCCTCGAATGCCGTTCCGCCGCCCGTCGGCTTGTTGGCAATGGTAGTAGTCGGAACGTAAGCGTCCGCTGTCGCATCCTTGGCGGTCTCGCCATCGAACACAAGGTACTCGCCGCCCGTCAGCACATACATTTTGTCGTTCAGCGTAAACGACGTGCCCTGCTTGTTCGTCAGTCCGCTTTTCAGCTCTGTCAAGGCGTTCTCCGTCCACTTGTACAGCCGTGTGCCGCCATGCACAAGAAAGTATTCCTTGCCCTTGATAATGCCGCGATACAGGCCGTTTACCGGCTTTTCGACATTCAGTATCACGCGCCATCCCTTGCGCTTTTCGGGAAAGCCGCCGCTGTCCGAAATCAGGTTTACCGTTCCCATTGCACCGCGTGCAGAATCAACCTGTGTCGGGTTGCTTGATAAATCCACGCCCTTAAAGCTGGAATACTCGGTCTTGTACTTTTTCGGGGAATCGGGAATCTTGTATGTTGCCATTTACACCCACCCCGTAACCGAGCGCCACGCGCCGCCGCTCGAAGTCTGCTGTCTCCTGCTTGCAAGCATCTGCTTTACGTTCTCGTATTCGTTCAGATACTGCGTCGCCATGGAAATATCATCTTCCTTGAACACCTCTGCTGCGATATACAGCGGAATCGCCCGCTGTGCTTCCTCCGGCAGAGAAAACGTTGTGTCTCCCGGTGTGCTCTCGTCAATGCTCTCCGGGTAGGCCTCGTACCAGATCACCAGTGTTCCCTTGTACTCCGCCGGGACAAACAGCGTATCCATACCGTCAAACTGATAGTCGTTCACGCGCATAAACGTGTTGTTCTCGCCCATGATCGTCAGTCTGTCCGGGCAGAACCGCATGAAATCCGGTGCAAGCTCGCGGATATGAAACAGCCGATAGCCTTCTGCATCATCATCCGGCAGCTCAACCTCAACGGATTTGTAGATCGGCATGACCTCGGCAAGGTCTACCATTGCAAACCAAGCCGCGTGCGGCATTGCCCGCACATAGTCCGCCACATCGGGAGAAGTCAGCGAAACCTCCGTGCCGTAGTTCAGGCGTGAGAAAATCTTGTCGAGTGCAGCCTTTTGAATCTGCTCCCACGTCATAAAATCACTCCTTAAAAGGGGAAACGGCGGGGAAAATCCCCGCCGTAGTCTTTACAGCAGCTGCGTACCGTTTGCCAGCGTATCGCCAACAATAGAGATTGCGCGCCAGTCGTTGAAGCCTGCACCGAAACGTGCGCGACCGGACCAGTAGTTTGCGTCGGTGTTCTCGTCCACAGAGGAACGGACAGTCAGCGATACGCGGTCGAGCCACGGCATGCACATAGCGTCCTTGTTGTAGTCGGAATCGAGCAGCATGAAATACTCCTTGCCGCCGATGGTCTTGGGCAGATAGTTCCATACCAGAACGTTCCACAGGCCGAGCTGGAAGTTGAACGCATTGTTGTTGGTGTTCGGGTCGAGTTCCGAGCCGATAGCCGCAAACAGTTCACGCTTGAGCTTACCGGAGTTCGGGATGATGATGGTATCCGGCTTGATGTTCAGCAGGTTGCCGTCATCGTCGCGGATATCCTGCATCTGCTCCTGTGCCGCGTCCAGAATTTCGGTGTACTTGTCCGTGCCTGCGGTGTACTTGAAGCGGTTGGACTGGTTCTTGTAGCCCTTGGTAGCCGAGCCGTGCGCGTTGGAGAACAGGGAAACGCCGTCTGCGGAGGTGGTGTCGTACTTCTTGCCGCCGAAGGTGATCGAAGTGCCGACGCCGCCTGCGATCATGTCCGCCGCGTACTTCTCGCGGGTACGGTTGTACGAAGCGCCGAACTTGCGTGCACGGGATTCAGCCAGATTGAACTTGCTGTCCTCGATGAGCTCGCGGGTGACCTCAAAGCGGCTCTTCCACGTAGTCGGCTCGATGATCTTGGAGTAGCCCTCCTGTACAGAGGTCAGCGGATACGCGCCGTTCTCGCCTACGTCCTGAAAATCACCCAGCGCAGTTGCAGAGGTGTACTTCTCTGCGTAGTTGGTGGTGGTATCCATATAGAATACCTTGTCGATCATGCTCTGCTCCTGAAAGCTCTCTACGCGGTCTGCGATGATTGCTTTGATGGGAGCCTGCGATTTGCCGAAGAAGGAATCCGCAACGCCGGAACCCTCAGAAAAAGTAATGCCTGCCATAAATTATCTTGTCTCCTCTCTTTTTTAGGCGGCAACCGCTGCCGGATCAACAAACACGCCGGTAACGGTCGAGTTGGTGGTAGCGCCGTCGGTGGTCAGCACCTTGAAAACGCCCTTGGTGGTGGTCGCGGTAACGGTCAGCGCATCAGCTGCCAGAGTGACAGCCGAGCCGACGACGGTCTGTGCAACGGTTGCGGTCGAGGTAGTCTCAAATACGATGTTGTCGTTTACCTCGATAGCCGGGTAATTGCCGTCCTCGCGCTTGGGGCCCATGATAATGTGGGTCGGCTTGACGGAAGCGGTGCCCTTTGCCAGAGCGCCGGAAGTCAGAGTAGCCGCCATGCCGAGGGTCAGACCGTCCGCGCCGGGAAGGTAAACGAACGGGGACACATCAGCCACGCGGCGATATGCGATCTTAAACATGAAAAAATCTCCTTTTACTTGTATTTTTTGAACTTTGCCACAAGCTGTGCGTGGGTAAGATTCGGAAATGCGTGCTTCATCATCTGCATTTCCTGCGGGTCGATTACAACATCGTCACCGCCCGCATTGCCTGCTGTGGTGGTCAGGTGGCTCTTGCCGTTGACATTGTTCATCGCCTGCTGCTTTGCCGCTGCTGCGCGCTTGCCGGTCAGCTGGTCAAAGTTTGCAAGGCGGAACGCGTCAACAAGCGAATAGCCTCGGTTGACGTACTCGTTAAAAACGGGTGCGTTCGGGTGGTTTGCCAGTGCAGCAACGTCGGTAATGGACGGGTCAAGGTGGGAAATCTCCTTGATTGCCTCGTTCATCTGCCGCTCGCCCTCCTCCATCTGCACACGGTCAAGCACTTCCTGCGCCTGTCGGACAGTGGGGTTGTTTGCGATCATCTGATCGAGCATGGACGGGTCAAGCCCTGCCTGCTGCATCTGGTCGCGCTGATATGCCTGCTGATACGCCTGCAAATCAGCCTCAGAGGTGATCGGCTTGTTGGTGTACGGGTCAAGCTGACCCTCGTACATCTGCCGAATGACCTCGTCCTTTGCCGCCTGACGCTCCTGCTGAATGCGCTCGTTAAACTGCGCTTCTGCTCTGCGTCTTGCAGCGGCAAATCGTGCGTTATCTTCCGCACTCTGTACTCCCTCGGGTGCAGCTTCGGCGGTCTGCTGCTCGTTTTCGCCTGTTTCCTCGGGTCCGATGGACGCAGGTTCGGCGGTTTCCTGCTCGTTTACGCCTGCCTCGGTGGTTTCCACTTCGGTTTCCATAATTTCTTCCATTTGGGTGTTCCTTTCCGGATTTTTACGCTGTTCCATGCGATTTTGGGCATAAAAAAACCGCCCTTTCGGACGGTTCCGCTATTCCCTTTTACTTGCCGCTCTTAGAGGAGCGCAGATCGCCGCCGGTCTTAACGGTCGGCTTCTTGGCCTTGGTCTGCTGATACAGCGCCTTGACCTCCATGCTGCCGGAGTTCTTCACCTTACCGGCCAGAGTTGCACACTTTGCCATACTATTTCACCTCCTTTACAATCTGCTTATAGTTTGGGCACTGCGGATTTTTGCAGATAAGCACGAGCTTACCGTCCACAGTGTCGGTCTTGGTGTCGATTTTACATACCGGACATACCAAGACTGCCGCCTCCCTCCTGATAACTCGGCATATCATCCAGATTTACCGCCTGCGTCGGGTCTGCGATCTCGGTCGGCATACTCTGCTGCATCATCGCCTGCTGCTGTGCCATCATCTGCTGTTGCTGTTCCAGCCGTTCGGAAAGCTGCTGTTTAACCTCGCTTGCTAGCGGATAGTGCAATCCCTCCATGATCGTCCAGAACGTCAAGAGGCTCTGCATATCGGACGGGTCGCCAAAGCAGCCGTTTTCGAGGTTCATTCTCGCCTCCTGCCAGAGGTTTTCACGGTTGCCCGCAAGCGGCGCGGTCTGGTCTACCGAGAACAAAAACTCATCGTTCCAGTACGGCTCGCCCGCCTCGTCCACCTTGAGAAAGTCCATCTTGTTAAACGTGCCGTACATCTGCGTGCCGTTGGTATCCTTGTAAACCATCGGCCGCGGCTCGTCCGAGTACGCCAGCAGGAACTTAAACATAACCTCGAACAAATCCGCATAGGCGGCATTCTTCATGACCTTTCGGCTTTCCAGTCGTCCGGCGGTCTGCGCCGCTGCAAACTGCTTTGCCGTACCAGAGGTTGCGGTGCTGTCCTTACGTCCTTGGAACGAATCCGTAATACCAATCAGATTACGCATTGCCGTGTAGGTGCTGTCCTCAAACGCCATATCGCGGGAAATATCCGGCTGCAAGGTGAGCACATCAACCATTGCTTTTTCTTCTGGGCTGTCAATCTCAAAAACCTTGAAATTCTCGTCCGTGCGTCTAATCTGCTTGCCCTTTGGTAAGGTGATAACCGAGCCGCCGCCAAGCAGCTTTTGCGAAATTGCGCTGTCGAGCTTGTTTACAAGCATCTGCTGATCCCGTACCATGTCCACGTCAGACGAGCCTAACAGCTTACCGACAACGGACACATTGCGCCGCAGTACCACCGGATACACGTCCGGCTTGTAGTACGGGATCATGTCGTTCTCCTCGTGCTGTGTAACGGTAGGGTTGCCCATCTCATCAAGGTTGATATGTTCAACCATCTTTGTCATCGGGATGCCGTTCTCGTCCGTCCGTGCAAAGTCCTTGACGGTTTTCTGTTCACCATTCTTGCTACCGCAGTACGGGCAGGTATCGCCCTGCATATCCGCGCCGCACTTGCTGCACGTCTTAATGCGCCGCGCCTGATAGTCCTCCATGTATTCAAGCAGTACGTCGTTGCACCACGCCACGCGCCCAATTCCACCGTCCGAGTTCCGGAAGTATCCGATGTTCTCCGTCACCAGATCGTCTACCACGCTTTGCTCAAAACCGCGTACGTCCGGCTGTTCCTCGTCCTCGGCGGATACGTCCTTGCCGTACTTCTTCTTGATGTACTCCTTGCTCTGTGCGAGCTGGATGAAGAAGTAATCCATCTCCGGGATATTGTAAACGCCCGGCTGCGGAATAAACTGTTTCGGGTGCAGCAGCGTAACATTCAGCGCGCCGCGCGTGGTGTGCGTCCGCTTGGTGTTGTCCCATTCCACAAGGAACAAATCGCCGCCGTGCGTCGGTGTGGTTCGCTCGTCCTGATCGTTTAAGCGCTCAAACGGCAGCCGATCCAGCTCATTGCGAATATAGTCCTCAATGGTTTTCGCAAGCTGTTCGTCTTCCTCGTGTCTCGGCGTAACCTTGGGCGTGGGAATATCGCTTGATACTTCCGCCTCGATGATTTCCGCTACCACGTTCCGCGCCACTACTGCATCTTGCGCTTTCTGGTTCTTTCCGTGCACCTTGTCGATCTTGTGCGTTCCCCGGTAGATTTCTTCCCGCTCGACCATCAAATTTAGTTCCGGCTGGTACTTGCTTCGCGCCTTGCTTAGCCTGTCCTGCCACTTCTTCAAAATCTGTTCGTCGCTCTTGCCCGTTTTATCAAACGGATTTTGCATTTTATCACCTCATTTTCAAAACGGATTGCCCCATTTAGATAATAGGTACTCCTTGCCGCTCTTGTCGGCGTTGTAGTAATCCTCGTACATGTCATCCGTCCACTTGGCCCGCTTGCCTCGCGGCTTGTCCTCGGTGTAGCTCTGCTGTGTGCGTGCATAGTAGGCGATAGCCAGCGCCATAACGCAGTCGTCGTGCGCGCCCTGCTCTGCCTCTGCTCTGCCCTTCTCATTGCGTACAAAGGTAAGCATTTCGCCCAGCGTGTCCGCGTCGTTCAGCAGCTCCGCGCTCTCGCGCACCACCTCAACCAGTCCGGCGATAATAACCGGCCTTGTAACGCTCGTGGTCTTAAAGCCGTAGCTGTCGCGGGGTCTGTGGGTGTAATTGTCCTCAGTCTGCCGGACGTACTGCCGCGGATACCTGAGCCGTTGTAGCTCCTTGATCGGGTAGCTGCTGTAATTCGCCTCTATCGCAATCAGCGCCTTGTTATAGTAGATACCCAGACAATACATCTGTGCCGCATATACGTCCTCATCAAACTGGTGTCGCAGCGTGCAGACCTGCCGCCCGTTGGTGTTGTCGAGCACCTGCCCAACAAACCAGTCTGAGCCCTCGCCCGAGGTGTCCCCGCCGATCACATACGGCACGCCCTCGCGCCTATCCTGATAGATGGAGATATAGCCGTCGTCAGTGTCCACCCACTTAATAGATCGGTCATCAATCCGCACCTGATTAGATACCGCGTCAAACCGTGTCGAGTATGCAAAGTACCCACGTTTAACCGGCTCCCTCAGCTCTGCCAGTCGCCCGTTTACCTTGGCAGCGTCAAAGATCGTCTTACCGATAACGCCCCACTGCCCGAGACAGTAGACTTGATAATAGTAAGGGTCGCTGTCCTTGTATCCCTCAAGCGTGCGCTTGTAGTCCTCATCAAGCCATGCGTTATCCTTGTAAGTGGTCTTGAGCGTTACCGCCCGCGGGTCCTTGCGGTCAAAAAACCGCTTTTTGAGCCAGTGCAGCACGTTGATCGGGTTAAATGACAAGGTAATCTGTCCGTGTATCCGCTTGCCTCGCAAACGTATGTCGAGCTGGTTAAAATCAGCCTCTGCAATCTCGCTTGCCTCCTCAATCCATATGTCGGTCAGCTCGCCCTTGGGAAATGTAACAGATTTGATCTTCTCGGGGTCATCCAAACCCTTAAAAATACAGGCGTTGCCGGTCAGCCTGCACACAATCCGCAGGTCGGTAACGTCGAACAGACTATGCAAGCCCCAGCCGTTAATGACCTGTTGCAACAGCGCAAACGTACTCGTTCGGTTTGTGTCGCCAACCTTGCGAACTACAAGCACATTGCAAAGCGGCTTGCTCATCATGCGGACAACAAGCCGTTGCGCTGCAAACACAGACTTACCAGAGCCAGCGCCGCCATACAACACAATGTATCGGTGCTCATCATCCCCCAGTAAGGGGAGATAGGCCGCATTAAACGCCCGCTTGGGGATATTAACTTGCACCCGCCGCACCTCCTAATTGTACAAAATGCGTATTTTGCATAATAAGCAACGCCGTCCGTCTCTCCCTCTGGTATTTACCCCGAAAAATCCGGCACTCAGCCCCACAAAAACCCTCAATTTTGCAAGTCCGTAAAACCAATCCTGCAAATCAGGGTAAAAAACAGACCTGCACCACTGCTACGCGGCTGCAAGTCATCAATCTGTATCTGTCATATCGTCATCATCCAGCAGCTTAACCGTGATCGTCTGCGCTCCTACGATTTCCCGACGCTCGATAAATGCGCCAATGCTCCGTGCGCGCAGCTCAGACGCTTTCAGGCGGTCTTTAATGTCTGCCTTATCATTACGCATGGTATCGCTCCAAAACGCGTTAATCTCCGCCATATCCGCCACACGGTCACGATCTAACAGTTCATCGCGGTCTGAAATGTACTGGTTAAGTTTGGTTAAATTTTGCGCTCCAATTACTTTGGCGTTATCAGGCTTGTAACCGGCAAGCCGTGCCGCCTCTGCTGCTGTCTTGCCTTGCTTGTAATAATCAATCCATGCCCGCTGTTTTGCGGTCAGCTTGTCCATAATGTCACCCCTTACTTATATATAGACACAAAAAAGCCGCCCCGGTTACTTGGAGCGGCTTTTGTCTGCCTACAATATGTTACTTGTCCATGTCTGCCGTTATCAGCTTATATACATAGCTGTTCAGGCTCTCGCCCTTGCTGGCTGCATACTCCTTAATGCGTTCGCGTTCCCCCTTGGGTACTACGATATTAAGCCGATCGTATGCTTTCGCGTTATACTTATTACTCGCCCGTGTTCGTGCGTTTGGGTCAACTGCCATGGTATCACCTCCCTGTTATAGTGTACCACAGCCGTTATCATTGCTCAATTATACAATTCTACCAAATATCATTACTCAATTATGTTTACTTTGCCTATTGTTTATCATTGCTCAATGATATATACTGTAATCACAGCAAAGGAAAACACCAAACACCGAAAGGAAGTAATCAATATGTTAACTAACCGAGAAACCAACGCAGCAATCAAGCGCGAACTGAAAGCCGCAGGCTACAACACCAAGTCCTTCAAGGTATCCGTTAAGGATTGCGGATACAGCACCAGCGCACACGTTACGATCAAGGACCCGACCGTAAAGCGCAGCGACATTGAAAAGCTGCTTGCTCACTGGGACGAGATCGACCGCGACGAGCGCACCGGCGAAATCCTCGCAGGCGGCAACTTTTATATGTTCGTCGATTACGAGTACGGCCTATTTGATGAGGTATCCGCCAAGTATATCGACGAGGCGGAAAAGGTGCTCAGAAGCGCCGAGGACATCGTAACGGTTCGCCCCGGTCTCCTGTACTATGACTACCGCCTGCACGACAACAAAAGCCGTTGCACCTCCATTGGCGGAGCGAAAGAACTTGCTAAGTACATTTACCTGTATCAGCAGTTCGGCACGATTGGCGCTTAAACGGTTCTCGCGGGTTCACCCTTAAAGCCCGCACCCACAATAATTTTAATTTGGAGGTACACACCATGAAAACCAATTACCCAATCCTCACCAAGCAGAACGCAGTCATCGGCAACAAGTACGCATCCGCAGGCGATGGTTATATCACCCTTAATCGTATCTACCGCATCACCGAGCAGCAAGCCGCCGAAAACTGGCTTTCCTGTCTCGATCGTTACGAGGCCGTCACCAACAAAGGCGATACTCTCAACGCCGCATTTCCTGATAGCGACCTATTCGACTTTAACCGCTGGAACTAACCAACCACCCGCCCCGGAGGTCACGAGGGCAGAAAGGAAAACCATCGTGACTAAGCTAATCGCCATTATCGCCGCCCTGCTGCAGATCGTACCGGCCACCCGCACCATATCCGGCGAGGTGTACCGCATCGACTACCCGACCGACACGCAGGACGCGCCCATTGTTACCATCGTCACCGAGGACGGCAACGAGTGGATCACAGATGACTACATCGCACCGCGTCACACGCCACTGCAGATCACATTCAGCACCAACAGCACCGAGGACGTAACCGATGACGAGATCATCTCCATCGCATCCACTTGGACGCGTTAAGCATGGGAGCCTCACCGCTCCCTCTCATTCTCCCGCCCGGCTCACGCACCCGCGGCGGAACATATTGACACTACCCCGCACATCGGGGTACAATTATCACAACAGCGCAAAACCTAAAGTCCTGCATATCGGACTTACAACGTGATACACTATTCACAACAAACAAGGAGGAAAAAATATCATGGCAGATTTAAGAGTTTGGGACAACGCAGGCAACATGATTCCTAACAAAACCGTACAGGATTGGATTGATTTTTACAAGGCGCAGGGCTACAGCGGCAACTTTTTCATCAATAAAAAGTGCTATGATTTCTTCACTCTTTCCGTCCGCACCCCCTACGATGTGGACAAATCCAAAGTTGTAACCAAAATCGACAACGGTTACTACGGCACGCCGGGCATTATCACCGAGTAAAGGAGGCAGCAAAATGAAAATTCAAGTAGTGAAAGACTACACGACGAATTTTGATGGCGATGTTTATACCATCGACCTCAGCCGCAAATTTGAGGGATTCGAACCCGGAGATTTGATCTGTTATGCTTGTCCGTTCTCGCCTGCTATGCCGCTGCAGCTCGAACTTGCAATTCGTGCAGACGGTTCTTTGATCTTCCGAAGCTGGAAATTTATCGAGGGCGAAGGAAACCATTACCTTCACACGCGCGAGCTTTCCGAGGCCGACTGCAAAGGCATCCAAACGCCATTCATTCCAACCGAAGCGCAGACCGATACCGTGAACGGCCTGTTCTCAGGCCGCATCAAGTTTGAAGGTCTAAAACTTGCGGTAGGCTCTACTCTCCAGCGCATTTGCCCTATCGACTTGCAGCGCGAAGAAAAGCTGACCGGCGAAAATATTTATCTTGCCTGATTGTAAATACCATGACAAACCCCGCTCACCAAAGCCATAAGGTGAGCGGGGTTTCCCATATTTACGACTGTTTCGGTTTCGCAGGACTTGCACCTGCTTTCAGCTCTATGCAAATCGGTATACCTCCACAGGGAGGTATGAACGCTTTCGTTGCGCCTGAACGCCGGGCTTTTACCGGTGATCTCTCAGCTGTCCAAAACGGTTTGTATGAAATCAAGAGAGGTATTACCTCACTTTCGCAAGTTTACTTGTGTTCCCGTCCTGATGATTAGGTTGTTTATTGCAAGAGATAAACAGACTGGTGCTCTTTCGTGGCGTGTACTTAGCCACCCGAAAGCGCCGTATCGGCTTTGTAACTTTGTTAGCAAACTGGTGTTTTGCTCTCGGCTCACTAAGTCCGTGTGAGTGCTTATCCAGTAGCACTCTCCCTCTCATTATGGGCTGTTCGGCGTTGCTCTCCGTCGTGTCGCAGTTGCTATCGGTCTGTAATCCGGCTGATTCCCTCGTAAGGTTACAGCGGGGAGCGACCCCAGTCGCGGCGTGCCTGCAAGCACCCGCTGAACTCTGCAAAGCCGTTGCAGCAGCTCCGCATACGTTCGGAAACAGATTGTCCGTCTTTCCGGACCGCCAGAATATTATCGTCCTCATTGGAGGCGTTGTGCTCCCTCCACCTCATGCAGTTTCGGGAGCAGATCGCCTTGCACGTCGTCCGTCATGCAAGGCTTGCCAAAAGTCCGCCATGTTGCCCTTGGCTAAAAAGATTCCATACATTACCCGTCCGGCCTCACGCAGCCATCCGAGCATGTTTGCGGTGACTGTTGCCCGCAGACACCGCAACCCATTCTCATTGTAGCGTAAATGTTATTACTCCGTCACCCTCATGCAGGCTTTGGAGCATATCGGCGTGCCGCGCAAAAGACACGCCGAAAGAATAGAAAGGATAATCAATGCCTTCGTTCCGCGAAAGGCGTTTTGCTCCTCAGCCCTCATGCAGACTTTGGAGCAGGTCAGCGGCAGGTCTCCCCACCGCTTTAAGTAGGTATTTGGGGTTAAACAGAAAGGCTTGTCACCCGTCAGCCCTCACGCAGGCTTTCGGGCGTGTACCCGCCTTTCGGCGGGCTGAAAGTGGAGGAACGAAACTCCGTGATTCCGCCCTTTAGGGCTTTTATCACGATATCATTATACCACCATTCTTTGTAGTATTGTGTAGTCCGTTTTCCACAGCTTTATGCACAACCTGTGCGTATATGTTCTACTGCCCGCAATGCCCGTGCGTGCATCTTTCCGCGAACGTGCACTTCGTTGTAATTCATTCTCTCGGCGGTTTCTCTCCACGTCCGACCGTTTACATAGTGCTCGATCAGCAGCGCCCGCAGCGCCGCATCCTGCACCTTAGCCGTTGTGCTGATAATCTCGGCCTTAATCAGCGCAAGTCGTTCCTGTTCTTTCTGTATCTTTTCGGATAGGGCAAGATATGCATCCGCCTTGTTTGCGGTCACGTCACCGCCGCCACCCGGCGTGTCCTTGATCGTCGCCGTTGCGCTTGTCGCCCGCGTCCACGCCCTTACTCGTGCTTCTTCCAGCGCAGAGATTGACTTTTCAAGGTCAATCCCTCGTCTGAGCCATTCTTTAGTCGTCGTGTGCCACTACCTCCTCCATACCGTGCTGTGTATATCGCCTGCGGCGGCTGATTCTCGCCGCCTTGCGGACGCAACCCACCCCCGGTTCACATCCGCGCGATTTCCCTGTGTCAATCAAATAATGACACGCCCACAACTTATGCCCTTGGCTTGTCCCCAGTACCCGCCAGTGAGCACAGCCGGTGCATTCGCTTTTCTTTTTCATGCTAATGCTATTCCATTCTCCCGCAGTTCTTCAATCAGATCGTCGATTTTAACGTATTTTCGGGCGATACTGTCTGCGAGGTAGTTTGTTTCGTCCCATATCCGCCGTAATCGGTCATAGTCGTACCCTTCTTTATCCCGTAGAACGCTAAACATAATTGCCCATGTAGACGCAACCGCCGTGTTCGTTGCGTCGCGTTTGGCTTTTTCTATGTCACCCTGCGTCGCCGGTATTCGGTATGGGTTGACTTTCTTTTTCTTCGCCATTTCCGTACCTCCAGTTTTCATACCGCCGCATCTCGTCCAGATACTGCTGCATCTCCGCGCTGTACCGCTTCACTTCTCGTACTCGGCTACGTTCTGGTTAATGACAACACTGCGCTTTTCTTTCTCAGCAATCCCCGCAAGCAGCCGGTTCACCTCGTCCTGCACCATGCTGTCCACGGCTGCAAGCGCCCTCGGTTCCGGCTGCATTTTCGGATTGAGGAACCGCATGAGCCTGTAATGCACGCGCAGCACATATTCACACATCGCGTAAAACAACTTCATAGTCTCCGCGTCCTCTGCCGGCACACCGTAGCTATAAACATACTTGCACGCGATCTCGATAGCCTCAGCCGTTGACAGACTGTCGCGTGCGCTGATCCTGTACACTTCTTCCTTCATTCGTCCCCCGCCTCCCACGGCTCGTATATGCCCATCTCGTGCAGTCTGCGCGCCCACTCCAGTTCCTCGCTCAGGCTTTTGATCATGTTCCAACACATACGCATGCAGTCGAGCAGTTCCTCTTCCTGTGTCATCCCCTTCCCGGGCCTCAGCACAAGTTCAGTCCCCGTCTGCATGTTGGTGCTTAAAACGTTCATTCGTCCTCCTCCTCCTCTTCGAGCATATCGCGGTACTTCTGCGCCATCGCGGCCACCTGTACCGCCTCGCAGGCCAGCATTTCCGCCGCAACGCGCATTTCCTTTACCAGTCCGTCCGCGTATCCGCGGTTGCCCTTCACGCACTCCCACAGCAAACCGTCCTGCCGCGTCAGCAGCTCGAACACCTCGCGGCACTCGTCGAGCTCCTCGTGCATCACCGCCCACGCCTCATGCTCCGAGGCAAAAGCCGGAAACTGCTCGTTTGCGCTTGCAAGCTCCTTTCCCACGAGCTTTTCAACATCTTCACTTACTGCGTTCATCGTTTTCCTCCTTCAAACACAAATCATCGGCGGGTGCGGAATCTCCGTATCTACCGGTTTCCACAGGTGCAGGCAGTACGGATGGTTATTGATGTACTCCGACTTAGGCGGGTGTAATTGCATAACGCGCTCGTCCTCGCCGAAAAACATGTCCTTAATCGCACACATCTCGTCCCACGTCGGGCAGCACTTGCGCTGTGCCGAGCCGGGCGAAACGCTGACGTGCTCCCATCCCATTCCATTGCTTGCAATCACTCGGAACGACTTGCCGCCGACATACACTTTGAAAACACCGTTCCCGCTGTCGCCGGTGCAGCCGTAAAGCTCGCGTTCTCTGTCTTTCAGCCGGAACTTGTCCAGTTTGTGCAGGTCAATCATACAGGTTCACTCCCTCAATCTCCGCACGGATTTCCAACGTATACAGATAGTCAGACATGTGCTCACGCTGTGCTTTTAGCAGCTCGATAGGGCATTTCAGCGTAAAATCAAGCGTGCCCGCCGCGTGCTTAACAAGTAGCCGATTCAGCTTGTCGTAGCGTTGCTTCGTCTCGCGGTACTCGCGCTTCATGCGCTCCTGCCACGTGTTTGCATCGTTTGCATCGGGGTCAGGCTCGTTCGGTTCACTTCCCAGTTTCGTTTTTTCTCCAAGTGTTTTCATTAGATGCAAAGCATCGGCACAAATCATACCGAACTCGCATCTATCCTCGTCGTTATCGAAGTCAAACAGTACCATCTTGCGCGACATCAATTCCGCGCATTCAATCGCTCCATCAATCGTCATTTTTCTGTTCCTCCATAATGTTCTACAATATACTGGTTCACCGTTGTTTCCGGCGCGGTTTTCCATGCAATCAAATCGGGCACCCTCAAAAGCAAAATCACACCGACAAAAATCAATCCGCAGGCAGTGTATAAACCAAACACCGGTACCCCTTCGCTGTTGCATATGACACAAGCCAAGAGGATAAAAATTGATAAACCTATCGCCAGTGCGCCCAAAATTACAAGCCATTGAAACTTGACCGATTCCCGCGCAATAACCTCCTGCACCAGTGTTTCTGGCGCAACTCCCATCTGGGCGGCGATTTCAGCAATGGTCATTGCGGTAATCCTCAATCACATCAATGCCGTATGCAATAGCGCACTCGTTCTCGATTTTGCATCCGCGGTACTTATCCCAGTCCTTCGCAAAATAAGCGACGTCAGCCGTAGACAGCAGTTCCAGTGACTTAGCCAGATACCAAAGCGGACGCGCGTCATGTGGCGCGTTCTGAAAAAACGAATCAATCACTTCCACCGGCTCACCGAGTTCACGCTCTGCGGATTCGATAGCCTTTGCGCGGACTGCGAGAATTTCCTCGTCCGTCTTGTCCTTCATGGGCTGAGAAATAAATAACTTTTTCATTCTTCCGTCCCCCAACGCATCGGTCTGCCACACCACGGGCAAAAACTTACCAAACCAGCCCATCTGCCGTTGATAGGCTTTTCGCACCTGGAGCACCAGCCTATCAAATCATCGCCGTATTCCTCCATTTGCTCTTTGGTTGCTCGCTCCATAACAGCCTCTCCATCGCGGAACACTCCATATTCCGAACGGGCTTTAGCGTAGCCAGTTTTCCAACCAGCGTTCCATACGATTTCTGCATTACGCTTGCTTTCCCGCAACACAAATTCTTCCGTTTTTCTATTCATCGTCCGTAACCTCCATTTCCGTAATCAGCCGATTCAGATACCACCGTGCTTTCTTTCTGAACTTCATTCCGTTACTCCCTCACATTCCGCCCCGCATGCCGCATAGCCTGCAAGATCAATCCAACTGTCAGCCTTTCTGCCGCCTGCTGCAATGCGTGCAATCTTGAGCAGCGCCATCATCATGGCAACGTCGTTCGCGTCGATATACACACCGCCCGCCTCATCCACGCACGCGCGCCTGAGGTATGTTTCCCAAAGTTCCGCGATCGTCTCAAAATTATCCTCCGGCGTGCCGTAGTCCGTCTCGCGCTGTCCGCATACGCACTTCTCCGCCGCGTGCAGGATGTCCGCACGGGTCAGCTTGTGCTTCACGTCCTCGCCGTACTTCTCGACTACCTCGCGGATGTCGGGGGTATTGTCCGTATGACTGGCAGCGTGGCATAAAGCATAAGCATCTTCGACAGTCAAGCGGAGACCAAAGTCTATTTCTCCCTTGTCCTCGGCATCGCAAGCCATCTGTTCAATCGTGTTCAGTAGAATACTCATTTTGCGTTCGTTATTCATGATTACTCCTTTTTCGGTGTCCGGCTTGTCCTCGATCACCTCATAGCCTAATAAGCGAGCAACTTCTTTGGGATGCAACTGCGCGTATGCTAAGCAATCACCAGTTTTTCCGTACAGCTTGCATCCGTAACAGTACTTAAGTCCGTTGCAGTAATCATATACGGCAACGACCATATTGGCGTACACCTTGCCGCCTTTTTTAAATTTCATTGTTTTCCTCCTGTGTCATTCTTTCAACGGCTTTCTTCACGCCTGCCATAATCAAACACCACTCACCAACCGTTAAATACGCAGCTATATCGCGCACCGCTGTAACAGCGTCACGCGCCATTTTCGGTTCAATCGGCTTTCCATGTCGGCTTTGGTGATTTCACGCATTGTCCGCTCTCCTGTTCCATGCTTCAACAGCTTCTTCGTATCTATCCTTGTTGGTAACAGGTGCTGTATATTCTGCTCGTGAAATTACACTGTTCTGCCGAAAATAAATTCCGCATTTTTCACAACCGACACGACATTCGATTGTAAAAATAGGCATACTCACCATATACAGATAGTTCGCTTTGCGTTCACAAGAAGCGGATGCCTCTCCCCCGCAGAACGGGCAAGGTTTCAGTTCAGGCATTGTCTTCACCTCCGTCCATTCTCTCTCTGTAGCTGCAAAAATCGTCCGGCTTCGGTGCGTCCTCTGGCGTAATCTGAACGACTTGGAACATTTTGCATCCATACCATTCTCCGCCATTGTTATCCACAAACCACTTGCAATCCTTGCACCGCACCACCGGCACAACATCTACATTACGCTTTACTTCAAATTCTTCGTTCAGCCACCGCCGTACATAATCTAACTTATACGAGCTGAATCCGATGTTCATTGCACCGTTTTCCCAGTACATAATGCTGTAATACGGCTTGTCCTCACTGTTATTCACGATGATTTGCGCAAAACAGGTTTTAATCTTTTCACGTTCAATGTATTCAGCCATTTTCGCACCCCTTTCCCAAATGAGTTGCACTTTTCTGCTTCTCAAAGTAAAACTCAATCGGCTTTTCATTCTCGATCACATTCCCGTAAACTACGCCAACCTTATAGATGTAATTTTCGCGCAGCTTTCTCGGAATTTCCGCGATGTAGCGCCGGAATGTTTCCAGTGTATTGGCTCGCTTGTAATGATTGCACATTCGACAGGACGGCATGAGATTCGAAATATCATCTTTCCCCGCATCTTCAATTCCCCATGCCCTCAGTGGGAGAAAATGATCTACTTGCATATCTTTGTATGCAATCTCTCTGCCGCAATAAGCACAGTGCCCGTCGTATTTGCGGTATACTTCTTCGCGGATTTTCTTACTTATCGCCATCGTTTTTCTCCTCCGGCAACTCCGACATCGGCAGCGAGCCGCCCGAAACGCTGCACACTGGATTTTTGTAACTGTTCAGCAGCAAATCCGCTTTCTTCATCGTGTTGCGGATTAACTCATTCTCCGGCGCAGCCCTCAAAACTGCTTCACTGACCATCCTCATCCGCTCCTAAAATCTCAACCACAATCCTCGGATTCTTCGCGTCCACCTCAAAGTGATCTTCAAACCCTCGGATATTCTTCCAACCGTCGTTCGACAGATATCTCGCTTTCACCAGCGCATCCTGAATAACCTTGCGCCCAAACGCGCAGATATTATCCTTGTCCCGTCGCCGGTCTTTCTCATACCACCGGTAAATCATATACACCGGCTCCTGAAACTCCGCACCGCCAAGTTGCCGTGCCGCGTGCATCACAACGGTTTCGCACTGCTTTTTCAGCCGTGCCCCCTCCTGCCGGTGTCGTCTCTCTGCCTCGATCAGCTCATTCAGTCCCGGCAGCGGACCTTTAATTACAAACTTCATTTCTCACCTCTGTTGGCTTTCACTCGTGCCGCCCACTCGTTTTCCCAGTCGTTGGCGGCGGGCGCACCGTCAAACATCGGCGTATCTGCTTTGGGTTTCTTCGGCTTGTCTCCGATTCTGTCCCAAATGATACCCTTCCAACCTTGCGACATACTCAGCCGGATAACCTCGGCTACTTCCTGTTCGCCGTTCTGCTTTACGCGGTTCTCAATGGCACTGAGCAGGCTTTTTAATCCTGTCGGCTTGTACCCTTCCCTGCGTTCAGCTTTGTATCTGAGCCAATCCTCGACCGCCGAGCGTACCGGTTCGTTAAACCGTTCCGTCCAGTCCGGCTCTTTTGGCTTTTCCGACTTTGGCGCTTTAGGCTTCGGCGGACATTTTGCCGGTTCCGGCACTTCGTCCCGCTCGCAACTTTGGTACTCGTCATACTTGCTGACGGTAATCACGGTGTAGTGCCGATTGGTTTCCACCGTGATTTCGCCGGTCTTTTTCAGTTTACCGAGCGCCGTCCGTACCTGTTGCACAGACAACCCGCTTTCCGCCGAGAGTGCCGCGTAACTGGTCGCAAACGCACCGCGTGGAATCTCTATGCCCTGCCACTCACAATCCTTGTAATTAGCTCTCAGCAGGACATGCAGCCACAGTTTGCAGGTGGGGAGGTCTTTGTACCATCCCCACTCCGTAAGCGCACGGTGCAGTTTTATGTGCCCGTTCATTCCCCATCACCTCAGAACGGAACGTCCGAATCTTCATCCAGCATATCCGCAAAATCGCTGTTCTCCTTCGGCTTGCCCTCGCTCTTGCCGCCGCAGAAGTCGATGCTTTCGCACTGCACTTCCCACGAGCGACGCTTATTGCCGTTCTTGTCCTGCCAGTCACGGCTTTCCAAACGGCCGGAAACAATGCACATATCGCCCTTGTGGAACCATGTGCTTGCGTGCTCTGCCAGCTTGCTCCACAGGCAGATATCTACAAAATCGCTCTGATACTGTCCGTCCGCGTCCTTGCGGCTTCTCTGTACGGCAAGCGTACCGCCCGCAACCGGCGTGTTGCTCTGCGTGTATCTCAGCTCCAAATCCTTGGTAAGCCGTCCCTGTAAGATGATCTTATTCAGCATAATATTTCCTCCTGTATTTACAGCCTTCCGTAAATCATTAAAATATCTCGCGCCATATCGCGCCCCACTCCACATTTCTTTGCAGTTTCCGTAACGGAAAGTCCTGCGTCATATGCACGCAAAACGCAATCTTTATTCTCCAAAATAAATTGCAGGGATTTATTGATGAGTGTTCGTTGTTTTCTCGCTTTACTGCGTTGCATTCTGCTGCTCTGCGTGAAATGTAAATGGTTTTCTGCTGCCGTCACCCACTCTAAGTTTTCAACGCAGTTATTCCCTTTGTCAAAATCTTTGTGGTTGACTTGTGGCAAGTTGTCTGGATTGGGGATAAATGCTTCTGCGACCAACCTGTGAATATATGCGTGTTTTTCGCGCTTAGTTCTTCCGCATAAAGTAATTTGAACATAACCATTTTCTTTGCGGTGTGGTTTTAGAATTCTCCCCGGTTTGTTATAATTCCAAACTTTACGAGCGTTGCTGCGCACTCTTCCTCGATTACTTACTTCATAAACCCCATCGTATCCGGGAATTGCTCTCCACTTTTCTTCACAGATAGTTCTTTCCAAACTCTGCGATGAATTGGTCTGTGCTCCATCCATTTTCTTTCATCGCCTTTCTTTGCCCGTATTGCTTGAGCTTCAGCATCGTTTCTGCGTTGTTATGCGCGGCTTCTGCCCCGAAAATATGGCATTCTCTGTGGCATAAGTACACAACCAGACCATATTTTTCGGATTTTTTCCGGAATGGGCCTCCAAAAATATGATGTCTGTCTAAATGGTCTGCACTTCCATTTTTTCCACACAACCAGCACATTCTGTATTCACTCATACCCCGCGCTCCTCCGGTTTCCACTTGGCAAGCCATCCAATCACCGTACTCTCCGGTTCGGTTTCAATACCCTGCTCCTTGCAGTCCTGCACAATGAGGTTGATAAGCCGTCCCATCTGCAACGTGTTGTAGGTGGATGAGCCGTAGAAACACATCAGATAGCCACCATTGCAATCCTGCGTCACCCAACCTAAGCCCTGCTTTTGCCACAGTTCCGCGATAAAGTCGCGCTGCTGTCCGTTGACATACGGCACAAGTCGGTAATTGTCCCCGATTTCCGGGATGTACTGCCGGTACACTTCCTCCCGCTTGATTCCCAGCTTTGCAGCCAGTTTTGACATCATTTGCCAAGCATAGGCATTTGCCCTCCCGGAACGCTTGTCGTACTTCTTCTTTACCTCGGCAGTATAGGTCTTGCCCTCTTTCATCTGTTCGCACTCCACCCGCGCCATAGGCGCGTTCTTGATGTGCAGACAAAGCCAGTTTCCGAAGTCATTGTGCACTACCTGCGCACGATCGAATTCATGCGTCATTCTGCACCGCCTTGTGCTGTTCTGCCTTGATCGCGTTCCACTTCGGTTCAAGCTCCAAAATCGCAGCATTCATCTTTACAATGTCGTTTTCGTCATTCTGGTACTGCTCACGCCATAGCTTCGACGACGCATCTGCATCTTTACCGCTGATATCGTAAAGCAACTGCTTTACTTTTTTCGCTTTTATCTGAACCGCTGTCTGCTTATCATTGCGTTCCACAGGCTTTGACTGCGGCGCAATCTCCACATCCGGGTCATCCATCTTTGTTGGAATCTCTTTCATTTCCTCGGTTGGAATGCAGAACACCTGAAAGCAGGCATACTTGAACGCAATGCTCATAGCCTTATTGGTTGCCTTGTCGCCGCTGTCCATGCCCTCGCCGACGACCACGCACTGTACACTGCTGCCGTCCTTGGCGTAAAACGTGTACCGCACCGTGCAGACCGAGTAAATCAGATTACCCTTGTTCTTGGTCTGCCGCTCCTCGCGCTTCTGGTCGATGATCTCCGGCACAACAAACAATCCGTGCTGCACCATAACCGGCTGCAAAGCGTTCATAACGTCGTCAACACCGCGATACTTAAACCCCTGCTGTGTGTTACGCTTTTCTTTTCCGATTACGCCAATATCGGACATAACGCCGATAATCGCCTGATAGATTTCCGCCATATCACTTCACCTGCAAATTCATGTTTTCTACCAGCTCTGCGCCCGGTACGGCCTCACCGGATTTCAGCAGCTTTCCGATTGCCGTCTTGTCCGGCTTGCGGTCGATAATCACCTTGCACAGGTCATCCGGCACCATTACGTCATTCGTGATGCTCACCTGCATACTCTTGCGGAACGACAGCGCAGCCTTCGACGTGCTGATCTTGTCTTTGCCTACAGCAAGCATGCTGTCCGCAAGGTGCTGCTTCATGTACTCCATGCGCTTCTTGGTCGCATCCTCTCGCGCCTTGAGATTGTCCCGCTCGTTCTTGAGCGCCTTAACCTCCGCGTCAAGGTTCTTGATGGTGACGGCATACGCTTCGGCCTTGTCCTCAAACGCCGCATCCAGACCGTCTACAGCCTCAAAGCCGCTGACCTCGCCGGTCTCCGGGTCTACCGTGATAGCCTGCATTGCAATCGCAAATTCCTGCGTCAATTCGTATAAATTCATGGTTCATCCTCCTGTTCAAAGTCCTGCACAGCAATCCGTAAATCAAGTAAGAAGTTCTTAATCTCGATGCTGAATAGGTGTTTGTAATCCTCCAGATACAGCCCGATAGCTGTTTCCGCCTCGCGCATATCCTGCAACCGGTTAAGCCGCTCCTGATCTGCCCTCTCCGGCGGCTCTAATGCCCGCTCGGGGCATCCGGTGATAGTATCACGCATTGCGCAGCGCCTCCAACACTTCTTCGACGCTTACGCGCTCCGGTAAATCGCCCTGCCACTTATACCAACTGTCGTCTCCGGAGATTGGCGTGTAATGAGCTTTTACGCCGTCAGGCTTTCCACCTTTCATTTTGAAAATCCATACTCCGGAAGTGCAATCCAAACTGGATACATTCACCTCTACGCCGCTCTCCGGTTCTTTTTCGAGCGCCAAATCCATCAGCTTGCGAAACAGCTTCTTGTCTTTTGCCATTGCGTTTTCCTCCGTTCGGTGCTATAATCACCGTGTAATGTTTTTGCATGCCGCTGATTGGGTATCCTACCACCCGTCAGCGGCTTTTCTCATTCCTGCAGGTATTCCAGCTCACCGCTGAGCGGTGCAAAGCACTGCGGGAACGTGTTGCCGTAGATATCTTTCAGCAGCACAAACCGCCATCCCATGCGATCTACGGTCTTAACCTGCTGTGTCGGCGGCAGCTTTGCCATCTTCTCGCAGCGCTGCTCCAGTTCGTCCAGTGTGCATACATCCTCCGGCCGAAAGTCCAGTCCGTCCTTCTTGTGTGGTGCAAACCGCATCACCCGCGCCATGTCAATCACCGAGCCGTTAATTTTTACTATCATGCTTGTCCTCCGTTCTCATGCTGATTGTCTTTGCGCTATCGCGCATATGCAAGCCGTACTTCGCGGCGTGCATCGCCTTGCCGATAACCCGTGTCTGCATCGCCTTAACCGTCAGCGTTTTCTTTCTGCTGTTTGTCATGTCCGTATTGTGTCCTCTCTTGTGTCAGAATCGACGTTGTTCGCTTTTCTTCACGTCATGCGTGTAATTTCATGCTCGAAGTTCAAAAGCGATTGTCGCGCATTCTCACGTAACGTTCACGCTTCTGCTGTTCATAGGCACACAGCAGCATGCTGGTGCGTGCTGCTACCATGCCGACAGCCAGCAGCGCCAGCATGATAGCCGCGCCGGAAAACAAGTCGATTCTTCCGTTCTCGGTCATACCGCCGGAAACCAGCGTGCCGAGAAAGCACATTCCTGCTAACCATCCGTAGCGTTTGTAGGTCATTGGTTTCAATCCCCTTTCGCGGTTTCTTGTAACACTCGAACGTAGTGAGAGTGTTATTCTTTTCTTTCTTTCTTAGAAAGTTAAATTAATATATATTCGACCGTAGGGAGAATATATATATACTTCTTTTCTTTCTTTGTTACTTTCTTTCTTATTCCTTGGTTTGTTATCGGTGTGTTATCGGTTTGTTGATTGTGTGTTATCTGTGTGTTGATGGTCTGTTGTTGGAGTGTTACGCAGACGCTTCCGCCTGCACCAATCGGTTAGCCACATCGGCCACATGATAGCGACCGCCGGTTAAACGCGGAACACCATCTAAATAACGCTGTACGGTACGATAACTAACGCCAAACCAGTCTTTTAACTGTTTTGTGGTAATATATTCGCACCCTGCGAACGTGCGCAAACGGCCTTCAACCGTGCGTCTGCGGTTGCTTAATTCTGTTGCTGTCATTCGTTCAACCCTCCGCTTTCTGTGTGTTATTGGTGTGTTGCTTAGTGTGTTGATGGTGTGCTATCGTTGTCGTGTCGGTCAATGCCGAGCAGATAATCCGCAGTGACACCGAACAGCCGTGTCATTTCGATGATCTTAGAAGACGGAATATCCGTCTTGCCAGACATCCAGGACTTGAACGTGCTGTACGAAACGCCAAGCTCACGAGCTAAAGCCGCCTTGCTCAAATTGTTGCGACCTCGTTCCGCATCAATATTCGGAAACATACTTTTCACCTCCGTTTACCCGAAACGGGTTAATCACTGTCTATACTATACACCCATTGCGGGTTAATGTCAACGGTTAAACAAAGATTTTTTACCCAATTTGGGTGATTTTTTTATTGACACGCAAACAGAGCAGATATATAATAGAACCATAGTAAGGAGGTGCAACAATGGGAATACCCGAAAGGCTTGTAGAAGTTCGAGAACGTAACGGTTACACACGGAAACGGCTTGCAGAAGAATTAGGCAAGCCTTATGCCACAATCACCAAATACGAAAACGGTGAACGTGAAGCTGGTTCTGGATATCTGATATCTATAGCAGAGAAATTCAATGTCACTACTGACTACCTGCTCGGCATAGAAGATGACCAATCAGCAGAAACAAAAAAATCCCCCGCTCCGGCCGAAGCCGAAACGAGGGAGAACAAACAAGTAACCCGTGAAGATTTACTTGAAGTTTTGCAGAAACTTCACATCATCGAGAGCGGCAGCGCCGCGATCTCGGATGCCGACCTGCAATTCCTCATGCACATTATCGCGGTGATTGATGACTGGTTCAGCAATCGCGGATAGCGTGTCCAAGATGAGGCGGGGATTTGAAAACGAATTGATGTAGTTTAACAGCTTGTCGATATTGTCCATTTGAATTTCCGCCTTTCGTTCTTTGATTTTAGCATATTACCATTTTGAGGAAAATGCAATCAAAACCGTTCGTCAATTTACGCCTAAATTATACAGAACATTTGTTCGATTATCAAGGGCAATAAATTGACCAGCATAACCACCGTCCCATAACCCGGACAAATAAAAAATGCCCGCCGGTGACGTGACCACCAAACGGGCATTTATACAAGGGAACCTTGCACGCATATTTTACCATAAGTAAAGGAAGTGTGCAAGGTGAACAAATCCAACGTGCAGGCTGCTATATCTGCGGTACTTGCGTGCGCTGTAATAGGCGTATCTGTATATGCCTATCAGCTATACAGAAGCAGTGTTGCCCTATGCGAACAGATAGACCAAAACGCAGTTACCGTGTCGAAAGCAAAAGCACAGATTGCCACTGTTGACGATCTGAATGCACAAATAGCCGATCTGCAATCCCAGCTTGATTCCAAAACAGCCGAATACAATGAGCTGTCAAACGAGAAAAGCTCCGTTGAGGACCTGACGCAGCAGGCGTATGAAGAAGGCTGGAACGACGCTTGCTACGAATACGATCTGGAACCCAATTCTGACGATATTCCGGCATACGACTATGTTGCAGAGATCGACAAAGATAACAGCCCCACCGCCTACATCACACCATCCGGCAAGCGTTACCACCTGTCGCAGTCCTGCGCCGGTGAAAACGCGATCAAAACCACAATCGCAGAAGCCAGTGACAAGGGCTACACGCCCTGCATGAACTGCGCACAGTAAGGAAGTGATATCATGAAGCCACAAGGCATGATCTGGTTTAACATCCTGCGTGTTGTCGTGCCGCTCGGCGCAATCTGGAGTCTGTTTTCTCCATACTCAGCTATACAGGGATTGTCGCTGTTCAAGGCCGGTTCGGCATCCACTATGTTTTACTCTGAACCGATATACTGCTACACCTACATTATCTGCGGCATCGTATCGGCCGTTATGGGCGCTCGTTTAGCCGTGAACTTATTCCGGAAAAGCCCGCGTTGCTCCAACTGTGCGCGTGATGTGATTATAGCAAGCACCATAACGCACATTGCAACCGCATGCGCAGACTATGCAACACTGCCGGATTACTTTAGTTTCGGTTCCGTGTTCATCCAGCTGCTTGTACTGTACCTGATCTGGGTACCAACCTGCAGTTATCTGAAAAAACGTTTTTGAAACAAAAAAATCCCGCCCCGGCGTTGACAGCACCGAAGCGGGAAAACAAGGGTAGAAACTTTTGGAACGGATTCTACCCTTCTATTATATCCAAAATAGGAGGAATTTGCAATGCCAAGACGCAAAAAAGACCCTCGTGGCTTTGTCCGTGAGACCGGAACATATATGGGGAAACACTACGACCTGAGAGCCAAGACCGAGAAGGAACTCAACGAGAAGATCAGAGCAAAACGCGCAGAGATTGAATCCGGAAGCAAACTCATTGAAGCCGGTGTTACCGTAAAGGAATGGGGCAAGCGCTGGGTAGAAACCTACAAGTCAGGCGTGAAGAAATCCACGCGCAGGCTGATCGAGGGACGGCTTGTGAACTACGTCTATCCCTACATTGGGGATATCCCAGTTAGCAAAGTGCGTCCGCTGAACTGTCAGGAAGCGCTTAACTCAGCAGAGGGACGCGCGCCGGACACCGTAAAGAAGGTGCAGCAGACCATCGAGCAGATGTTCCGCGCTGCCAAGCAGAACGGCTTGTGCGTCAATAATCCTGCGGAAGATTTGAAGATACCCCGTACTGGCAAGCAGAAGAGCCACAGGAGCATTACAGACCGCGAACGTGTTATTTTACTGGAAACTGCAAAGACGCATCCTGCGGGGCCATGGGTGCTTACTCTGCTGTATAGTGGCTTGCGTCCGGCGGAAAGCCTTGTGCTGACATACGCCGATATTACAGGCGGTATGATTACCGTTAACAAGGCATACGACCGGGACACCCGCGCCGAGAAATACCCCAAGTCAGACGCAGGCGTTCGCAAAATCCCGATCATCCCCCAGCTTGCCGCAGTCCTGCCGAAAGCCGGTTCGTTCGGTGAATTGGTTTTTCCGCGTAACGGGCACTTGTACGATGATAAGTCCATGCGTGCCATGTGGCAGGGTTTCCGCGCCGCTATGGATGATACCGAACGCGAGTTGATCGCGGCAGGGAAAATCTCACCCATTGCCGAGCAGCTGCCGCCTATCGTTCCCTACGATCTGCGCCACACGTTCTGCACAGATTTAGAGCGTGCGGGCGTACCACTCAACGTCGCAAGCAAACTCATGGGACACGCATCTATCGAGATCACCGCCAAGATTTACACGCACACCGGCGAGGATATGATTGAGCGTGCAGGTGAGCAATTAGCCGCCTTGTTCAGTCCCACATTTAGTCCCATTAACGAAATGCAAAAAACGCCTATGGCTGACATTATGCGAGAGCTGAAAGAACTTCGTGCAGCAGTGCTCAAAGCCGTATAAAATAACAAAAAAAGCCTTGTTTCAATGGATTTACCAAAGAAACAAGGCTTTTTAATGTGGAGCTGCTAACCAGATTTGAACTGGTGACCTCATCCTTACCAAGGACGAGGTGAAATTTCAA